CTGTTGTTCCCCTTTATTTCCGCACTGAGTATAATGTAGAAGTTACATCTTTTGTAGAAGGATTTAATCATAACCATTTGTTTATTCATCGATGGTGTAATCTTAAATATTTTGAGGATAATTATAATATTCTCTATGTTGATTCAGATGTTATCTTTTATGATAATGTTCAATATATCTTTGATACTTATTGCACCTGTCAGGTCTATGGTAGAGAAGAGATGGGATTCCGTCATGACCCCAATACTGGAGGAGGAAGAAATATAAGAGAACAGTTAGATATGGTCGATGTAGGAATATATGATTTAGGTGGTATTGCTCCCATGTATAAGTTTTGTATGGGAGTTATGTTATTCAATGATAGTATTCATAAATTGATTGTTCAGTCATTGGATGATATGATTGATTTGATGGATAAGGTTACTACTAATCAGGTCTTTGTTCCTATCCCAAATCGACGTATATTGGATGAATATGTTATGTGGGTCATCTTGAGTCGAATCGGTGCTGTAGGCGGTTTATTTGCCGTTCAGGACGTGACTCATGGATGGATAGAACAGAAACACCAGGAGTATTTTTATCCCGTTATTTGTCACTATACAACAAAGAAAGAACAGGAGTTTGCTAAATCAGACAAGAAGTATAATAATTTAAGTAGAGATACGGAATCCTTGATGCAGGAGATTGATCCTTATTCAACAATGGAAGCACAGACTATTGACCATTTAACTCCTGAAATGGTTGAAGCATTAGCTGAAAATCCTCCTATAGTAGCATCTGATGTATGGTCAGATTTGAATCCTAGTTATGAAGACTGAACTTAAAGATTGGTTGAATTCTATTAATTTCAATAAGAACAATCTTATTGAAGAAGATCCTTCTGTGATTAAAGATTATCCTCCATATATTATTAATCGTTGTCTATCAGGTCATCTTGATTGTGTGATGTTTGCAAACGAGATGAATAAATATCCCAATCTAGATAAAGACATGCAATATAGTTTTTATCTAAATACCATTAGAAAAAAGAAGAGATTTTCTCCCTGGCTCCGTAAGGATAAAGTCACGGATCTCGAAATCATCAAACAATACTATGGTTATAGTAACGAAAAAGCATCTAATGCTTTGAAAATATTAACCCCCGAACAGATTAAATTTATTAAACAACGACTTGATACTGGAGGAATGAAATGACTACGACGGTGGAACCGGAAGTTAACTGGTCCCAAGACCAAATGGTCGAGGTAACTCTTAACGAACCTGATGATTTTCTTAAGGTTAGAGAGACATTAACAAGAATTGGTGTTGCTTCACGTAAGGAAAAGAAGCTTTATCAATCTTGCCATATCTTACATAAACAAGGTAGATATTATATTGTCCATTTTAAAGAGCTCTTTGCTCTAGATGGTAAACATGCTAATCTCACATCTAATGACGTACAGCGACGTAATAGGATTGCTCGTTTACTTGCTGATTGGGGACTTATTGTAGTAGTAAAACCCGATGAAGTAACAGATATTGCTCCTTTAAATCAGATTAAAGTATTAGCATATAAAGATAAAGGTCTCTGGAGTCTAGAACAGAAGTATAATATAGGTAAGAAGATAAAACCTCCGGAGGAATAATGGTTAACACTATATTATTAATCCTTTTGGTGATCGTTAACTACACAAACTTCTATCTTACGCATATACACGGTAAGCGTAGGACTAATCCTAATATGAAAAAGAAATTCTTACGATGAAAAACAATCTTTATAATGGTATCAGTGAACGTCTTTTTTACACATTAGGAAAGAGATCTGAGAGTGCTAGTTCCCATGATATTTACATGGCATTATGTTATGCTGTGAGAGATCAGATGATGTCATATCATCTTTCTCCACCTGTGTGTAATAATGAGAAGGAAATAGCATATCTTTCTGCAGAATTTTTGATTGGACCTCAACTTGGAAACAACTTACTTAACTTGGGGTTGGAAAAGGAAGCAAGGGAAGCAGTAGCAGAATATGATTTAACTTTAGAGCAGGTATTAGAACAATCGGAAGAACCTGGATTGGGTAATGGTGGTTTGGGTCGTCTGGCTGCTTGTTATATGGAGTCCCTTGCCACTTTAAAAGTGCCAGCTACTGGTTATGGTATAAGATATAAGTTTGGTATGTTCAAACAGATTATCAGAGATAATCAGCAGATGGAGGTGACTGATAATTGGCTTCATGGGGATTGGCCATGGGAACTTGCACAACCAGAAGAATCTGTATTAGTAGGTTTTGGTGGTAGAGTAGAGAATTATATTTCAGATAGAGATAATTATAGAGTTCGTTGGGTTCCTTCTGAGACCGTAGTTGCTGTTCCTTATGTTGATTGTTGTAATAGGTTGAGATTATGGAGAGCAGATGCAACAGAGATTTTTGATTTCTATGCATTCAATATAGGTGACTATATGGGATCTGTTGAACAAGGAGTTCAATCAGAGACTATCTCGAAGGTTCTTTATCCTAATGATGGTACTGATGCTGGTAAGATATTAAGATTAAAGCAGCAGTTTTTCTTTGTTAGTGCTTCTCTTCACGATATGATTCGTAACTTAGAGAAGTGTCATCTTCCTTTAGAGGAGTTTCCAAATAGGTATCAAGTTCAATTAAATGATACTCATCCTGCAATTGCAGTAGCAGAGTTGATGAGAATTTTTGTAGATCTTAAGCACATTGAATGGGAACAGGCATGGGAGATTACAACCAAGTCTATTGCATATACGAACCATACTCTTTTACCAGAAGCATTGGAGAAGTGGGATCTTAAACTCTTTAAGACTCTTTTACCCAGACACATGGAGATTATCTATGAGATTAATAGAAGGTTCTTACAGGTAGTAAGACTTCATTATCCTGGTGATGATACTATGTTAGAGAAGATGTCTATCATTGATGAGAGGGGTAATAAGTCAGTCCGTATGGCAAACCTTGCTACTATCGGATCTCATCATGTGAATGGTGTTGCAGCATTGCATTCTGAGTTAGTTAAGACTCAGTTGATGCCAGAATTTAATGATCTATGGCCTCATAAGTTTACTAATGTTACTAATGGTGTTACACCAAGAAGATGGGTTGCTTCATGTAATTCATGTTTGGTTGAAGTTTTGGATGAGTATGCACCAGGCTGGATTACTGATGGTGAGAAACTTCGAAATCTTGAGAATCATCTAGATGATTCTGATATTATTGAAAAATTTGCAGAAGCAAAGGTAGTTGGTAAACATCGACTTGCATCTTATATTCATGACGAACTTGGAATATCTGTTGATCCCTCAAGTATGTTTGATGTGCAGGTTAAGAGGATTCATGAGTATAAGAGACAACATCTTCTTGCTCTTTGGGTAGTTGCTCAATATCTACGTATTAAGAATGGTGAGGAAGTAGTATCAAGGACAGTTATTTTTGGTGGTAAGGCAGCACCTGGATATTTCTTTGCAAAGCACATTATTAATTTCATTTGTTCGATTGCAGAAACTATTAATAGCGATCCTGATATGGATGGTAAGTTGAGAGTAGTATTTCTTCCGAATTATAGTGTGAAGGTAGGGGAGAAAGTATATCCTGCAGCAGACCTCTCTGAGCAGATTTCAACAGCAGGTAAGGAGGCATCTGGCACAGGTAACATGAAGTTCCAAATGAATGGTGCTCTTACGATAGGAACACTAGATGGTGCTAATGTAGAGATACGTGATCTTGTAGGGGAGGAGAACTTCTTCTTGTTTGGTCAGGATGAAACTGGGATTGCTAAACTATGGAAGGATGGATATGATCCTAAGAGTTATATGAGTTCTGAATTATGGGAAGCAATTAATCTTGTTAAAGGAGGACACTTCAGTAATGGTAATAAGGAAACTTTCCACCCACTTGTAGAGAATCTATTAAATCATGATCACTTTTGTGTAATGGCAGATTTTTCTGATTATTGTGATGCTCAGGATAGAGTAAGTAGTGCATGGAAGGATTGGAAGAATTGGCAACGTATGTCGGTTATCAACACTGCACGATCAGGATTTTTCTCTTCTGATAGATCTATTAGGGATTACTGTAAAGAAATATGGGGTATTCCACACTGACAATTTTGGTGTAGGGTGCTATAAATAGGTATGGATGCCTTAGGGGTCCACACAACACAAACTCGCTTAATAAGGAGCTACTATCATGGGTACACTATCAAGGTATCATGCTGCCAATCTTCCAGAACTTTTAGAGAGGATTAATAGGAACAGCATAGGATTAGATGATTATCTCAATAGATTTTGGGATGATACAAATACTTCTAATTATCCACCATATAATTTAGTACATTTGAATAATCATGAGTCGAAACTCGAAATCGCCCTCGCCGGGTTTAAGAAGGATGAAGTTAAAGTCTATACGGAGTTTGGAAAATTATATGTCGAAGGCAAAAAGGAAGAATCAGAGACAGTTGGAGAAGTTGTCCACAAAGGGTTGGCCCAACGGTCCTTCTCCAGAGCTTGGACGCTCACTGATGATACGGAAGTTCGACAGGTCAGCTTTGAAGATGGACTCTTGGTGGTAGAATTATCAAAAATAGTTCCTGAGCACCACACTAGAAAAGATTATCTCTAAGAGGAGATGGCACGAGGTCCTCCTGGTGTCTGAAATGCATTTCAAAGTAAAGAAGGGTTGCGACCCTTCTTTTTTTATGATATAATATATTTGTTGAGTTGACGAACTTGACACGGGAGTGACTGAATAAACTTTCTGGCATATAGCTGGTTAAGGTGATGAGACACAGGTGGTGCTGCTCCTTCGGGAGAATCGACTTACCAGTCGGGTCTTAGACAGAGGTGATCTTACTAACTGTAGTAATGCCCTCCTCTTGTTGGTAATACAGGAATCCAACCTCCCACACCAATTCTTTTTAAGTAGAATGAATTACAAAGATGCTGGTGTTGATATAGAAGCAGGAAATGCTTTTGTAGAAAGACTAAAAGAAAAAGCACCTGCTATTGGTGGGTTTGGTGGT